CACTGAAATCATTCATCACAGCATCTCCGTAATCATCATTCGCCGCCTTGGCGTTCCGTTTTTATTGCCCCGTAATTTCTCGGTATCGCCGCTGGTACTCCTCGTAGGGCAATTGCATACGGTTCAGCTCGTCGAGCTGGGCGTCGACAGAACGCGCAGAAGCTGATGCGGGCCCGTCTGGGGCATAGGCGCGTGGTGGCGCGTACGGCTGCTGAGCTGGGGCCTCAGCCTCATAGGCATAGGTGCAGCCGCGCTGCATCTTGGCACCTGCCAACTGGGTCAGGCGCTGATTGGCACTGTCGACCGCTGCGTCCTTCTCCATCAGGTTGCCGATCCCGAAGTCGCCCAGGAAAGACAGCACCGAGCGTCCGTCGAACTCGCTCTCTTCGCGTACATGGCTCAGGAAGCCCTGAACCTTGGCCTGCTCCAAGTCGATCTCGCGACAGCTCATGGTCTGCCGTTCGAAATCGGTCAGTTCCGGCTGTCGGCCATAGTTTTTCGTGGAGCATCCGGCCACCGACAGGCCCGCCAGCATCACCGCCCCCAGCAATACTTTGAAGTCCATTTGTCTCCCCTTATTCGTCATCCCGTTTTCTTCTTCGAACGTTGCGCGAACGCATCGCTCGTCGCCTTGAGTGCGGCCTGAGCGTCGGGCGGGCTGTGCCGGTAGTTGTCCAACAGGATGCGTTCGTCGGGGGCTAAAGGGGCCTCCTGCTCTTGGGCAGGAGCCGGCGCGGGCACTCCTTGGCGCTGACCTGTCACGACATAGAGAACATCCAGTCCGCTTTTCGCCCAAGCAGCCAGAGCCAGGGCATCCGGGGCCCTCTCCCCGCTTTCATAGCCAAATAGTGTTTTTCGGGTGATTCCTGCCAGTGCTGAAAAATCGCTCTGGTTGTATCCGAGCCGCTTCCTTTCATCAGACAAACGTTCACCAATGGGTAGATTTTTACCCATAAAACTCCTTGACAATGGGTAGAAATTTACCCATTCTCAGATCACACCAACGCACTGCATATGCGCTGGCTGATTCGCAATCTTTCAGCAGATAGGAACCCCGTCATGAACGTCCCGTATCCGCTCCCTACCCGCCAGCCGTACACCGGTGAGCGCGTCAAGGAACTCTTCCACGCTGCCGGAACGGCCATCTCAGCCTGGGCCGAGGCCAATGGCTATACCCGCCATCAGGTCTACATGGTCATCAATGGCCAGTTCAAAGGCCGCCGTGGCACCTCCCACGAAATCGCTCTGAAGCTCGGCATGAAGCTCTCCGTCGAGCAGCTCGCCGCCTAAAAGGAGTACAGCCATGTCTCGCACTCAACCGCCGGTCGAGCACATCGACCTGACTCCCGCCCCGATGGATACCTGGCGCGCCGCGCTCGATGCACTGATCGCCTGCGCCCCTGGTGATACCTCGGATATCTCCTGGCACCTGGCCGACGCTCACCAGAGCAGCCTCCTGCTGGTGGACCGGACCGTCGCATCACCAGGTGCCGAGCGCCTCATCGACCGGCTGATGCTCATCAGTGCAGGCCGGCTGCTCAACCATCGCCTGGACCGTGAAGAAGCCCAGCAGATCAGCTCTCGCCTGCTTGAGCGCGCCCAGAGACGTATCGCAGCACGTCGGCCAAGTCTCGATGCGACTCCTGCCACACCTCACCAGGTTGCGCATCAGCCAGCGTATCCAGGTCATCAGCAAGGCCGTCCAGGTCCAGGCCGTGATCAAGCGCCAGGCGACGGGCCAGGGCAACAAACGCCGAGCGCATCGACGCATCAAGAACCAGGTGATCGGGGATAGTCATGTTTGTCTCTCCGAAGGGGATGAATGTACCTCATCAGGTTGTCACTGTGGCAACAGCTTTGCCAATGGTGAAAAACGCTATTTGTTTGGACGACGACTACTGGGGCTTCTGGAGCGCCGTCCAATGAAGCGCCGGAATTGGAAACACTGGGTGCCGCGCTCGCCAGCCGACGCACTGGACGGCTGTGCGCAGCTGGCCATGCAGCGCTACAACCGCGGGATCGAGCGGCTTGCCACAGACCATCTGTGCCAGAACAACGCCAGCACCCTCTACAAATGGATGGGTAATGGCCGCCTGCCGCTGACCATGGTGCTGTCATTGGAGAAAGCCTGCGGCCTGCCGCTGATCACTCGCTACCTGGCCGCCGCTCACGGCAAGCTCCTGGTCGACATCCCGGTTGGCAAGGCTTGCAACGCCAGCGACCTTCAGCAGCTGCAGGGCGTGCTGCACAGCGCTACCGGCGCGTTGATGGCCTTCTACGACGGCAAGCAATCCGCCGAACAGACCCTGGACGCCATCCGCGCTGGCCTTGAATCCCTCGCCTGGCACCACGGCAACGTCGCCCAGGCAGAAACCCCTCAACTGGACTTTGGAGTGGCTGACGATGAGTGAGGTCATCAACCTGCAGGCGCTGCTGCGGCGCCTGGACGAGCAAGCCTATGAGCAGCTCTGCGTCGAAGCTGCGCGCCTTGCCGAAGAGAACGAGCACCTGCGCACCGAGCTGACCCGCATGGAGGAATGTGCCGAAGGGTGGTGCAACGAGGCCCAGCATCTACACCAGCAACTGGCGGAGGCCACCGGTGGCCAAGCCGCTATCACCCAATCCGGCGCACTGGTCGTCATCCCGATGGAGCGCTGCGCATGAGTGCTGAAAAGTACCGCTCCGAGCAGGTCCAGCGCGCTCTACGGATCATGTTGGCCCTGGGGGCCAACGAGTTTCGGGGACTGCTCCTGAAGGAGGTGGCGGTCGCCGCCGAGTGCGATGCGAGTACCGCGCTGCGCGCCCTGGAGAACCTGCGCATCGCCGGTATAGCCGATCGCAGCCCGCATGACGACAAGCGCTGGCTGCTCGGACCGCGCTTGGTCCAGTTGGCCTTTGGCTTCGACGAAGCCCTGCGCCGCGGCCAGGACGAACTCAACGAGCGTCGCCAACGCTACACCCGTCTCCCGAACTAAGGAAATCCCATGGCCCGCAAAGCATCTACCCCGAAAATTGACCCCATGCCGGAGATCAATCAGGAGGCATTCCAGGAGGACATGAACGCAGTCGGCGTCCTGGGCGCCATTGCCCAGGGCATGCATGAGGAACGCGACCTGGTCAACCAACTGCTCGGCCAAGCGCAGATGGCGGACGCATTTGCCAAATTTTCGGTCACGGTGACCACTTCTAAGTTGGCTTATGTCAAAGAAAACAAGCTCTACCGGGCTTTGAAGGGCATGAAAAGTGGTCACGGTGACCAGTTTTTGACTGGTACCTGGGAGGAGTTCTGCGATTTGCTGGGCAGGTCTCGTGAACAGGTTGACCGTGACATCGCCAACCTCCGCGCCTTCGGCGAAGAGGCCCTGGAATCCATGTCCCGCATGGGCATCGGCTACCGCGAGCTACGCCAGTGGCGCAAGCTGCCCGAGGACGCCCGTAGCGCCCTGATCGAAGCGGCCAAGCAGGGCAACAAGGACGCCGTCGAGTACCTGGCCGAGGAACTGATCGCCACCCACACCAAGGAAAAGGCTGCCCTGGAGAAGCAGGTCGAGGATCTACGGGCGGACAACGAAGCCCTGGGCGAGCGCATGGCACGCAAGTCCCGCGAGCTGGACGAAACCGTCCACGAACTGGAAAAGACCAAGCGGCGCATCCAAACCATGAAGGCGGATGAGGCCGAGAAAGAGCTTCGCCAGGAGGCAACGGCGATCGCTTTCGAAGCCGAGGCCGACATCAGCGGCAAGCTGCGCGAAGCCTTCTCCGTCATGCTCGACCACGCCGAAAAGACCGGTACCGATCCCCGCACCTTCCAGGCCGGTCTGGTGCGCCACCTCGAAAAACTGCTCCTGCAGATTCGCGAAGAGTTCCAGTTGCCCGACGGCGAAGCCCCCGATGACATCAGCGAATTCGGCTGGATCGAGCAAATGGGCAAGTCCCAGCCTGCAGGCGTGGCTGAGGACTGAGCCATGAGCGCCGTCATTACTCAAGCCCTGGTCGATCTGGAGCGCGCCCTTCGCGCCGCCCCACGCGGGCAGCGCGTAGAGATTGCCCAGTCGACGGCCCAGCGGCTCGACATGTCACTCGCCACGCTTTACCGCAAGCTGAGGGAGGTCACCGCAGACAGCAAGCCCCGCAAACGCCGGAGTGACGCCGGCACCAGTGCCCTGAGCCGGGAAGATGCCCTGACCATCAGTAGCGCGCTGATGGAGAGTGCGCGCCGCAACGAAAAGCGCCTGTATAGCCTGGAGGATGCGGTGGAAGCGCTACGGGCCAGCAAGATGATCCGGGCGGACGTCATTGACGAAGACACGGGCGAGATTCGGCCGCTGTCCATCAGCGCGATATCCAGGGCTCTCTACAGCTTCGGGGTTCATCCCCAGCAATTGCTGCAGCCTGCTCCGGTAACGGAGCTGGGCAGTTGCCACCCCAACCACGTTTGGCAGATCGATGCCTCGCTGTGTGTTCTTTATTACCTCAAGCCCGGCGCCGACGAGCACGGTAACGGCCTGCGCGTCATGGAGCATGACCAGTTCTACAAGAACAAGCCGAAGAACGTGGCCCGCATCGCCTCCAACCGGGTCTGGTCGTACGAGATCACCGAGCACGCCAGTGGCTGGATTTACCTGAAGTACGTCATGGGGGCCGAGAGCGGCGAGAACCTGTGTGATGTGCTGATCGACGCCATGCAGCAACGCGCCGGCAACGACATTCTGCACGGCGTGCCGAAGATTCTGATGATGGACCCAGGTTCTGCCAACACCTCGGCCATGGCCAGGAACCTTTGCCGTGCGCTGCGCATCCGCGTCATCGTTCACAAGCCCGGTGCCGCGCGGGTGACTGGCCAGGTGGAGAACGCCCGGAACCTCATCGAGCGCAAGTTCGAGGCGGGACTGCGCTTCCAGCCTGTCGCCAATCTGGACGAACTGAACGCTGCCGCCAAGACCTGGCGCGCGTGGTTCAACGCCGCGAAGAAGCACTCCCGCCATGGGATGACCCGCTCGGAGGCCTGGATGCGCATCCGTGAGCACCAGTTGGTGAAAGCGCCCAGCGTCGAAGTATGCCGCCAGTTGGCAATCGCCGAGCCGGAGAGCCGCAAGGTCACCAGCAAGCTGCGCGTCAGCTTCCAGGGAACTGAATACGACGTCTCGGTCGTACCTGGCGTGATGATCGGCGAGAAGCTGATGATCACCCGCAACCCCTGGCAAAGCGATGCCGCCCAGGCGATCACTTTCGACCAGGACGGCCATGAAGTCTTCCACGTCATTCCGAGGATCGAGGAAGACGAGTTCGGCTTCGACGTGCGGGCACCCATGATTGGCGAGGACTTCCGGCAGCATGCGGAGACGCCTGCGCAGAAAGCCCGCAAGGAAGCGGCCCGGCTGGCCATGGGCGTCGATACCGATGCCGAAGAGCAGGCCGCACGCAAGGCCAAGGCCATTCCGTTCGGCGGGAGGCTGAAGCCCTACCAGCATATCGAAGACGCTCAGTTGCCGACCTTCATGCCACGCAAGGGCAGCGAGCTGCAGCTCGACGTGACACTGCCCACCGTCGAGAGCAAGCCACTGAGTCACCCGGCAGCCGCCAAGATCCTCCGGGCACGCCTGGATGGCGTCTGGAGTCCCGAGTCGATGCTCTGGCTCAAGTCCAACTACCCCGACGGGGTGCTGGAGGACCAGCTCGATAGCATCGTCGAGCAGTTGCAGGCGGCGCCCAGCCGGCCCGCGCTGCGCGTTGTGGGAGGTAACTCGTAATGCTGAAGCTCAAGGAAGTCCTGGCCAGCCTCGGCAAGCCGCAGACCGATCTGGCCCGTGCGGTCGATCTCAGTCCGGCGGCGATCGCTCAACTGATCAACCACAGCCAGTGGCCCAAATCGCTGGACCAGCAGCAACTGGCCTGGCGGATCACCGAATACCTGATGGCTCAGGGCGCGCAGTTCGACACCGTGCGCCAGGCCTTCGACGAAGTGGGGCCCCGGCGCGCCAACGCCGGGGCCCCTGCAACCCCCGAAGACGCTCAAGAAAACGAGGAGTGCGAACCCATGCTAATGCGCAAACAGGTATTGCTGCCAGCCACGAAGAAGGCTTTCGACATCCGCCGAGATCCCTTCGACGAGTTGCAGAGTGCTGACGACATCTTCATCAACGCTGATATCCGCTATGTCCGCGAGGCGATGCACCAGGTCGCCATGCACGATGGTTTTCTGGCGGTGATCGGGGAGTCCGGGGCGGGCAAGTCCACCTTGCGCCGAGATCTGGAGCATCGACTGGAAGGCACCCCGGTGACGGTCATTCAGCCGTACGTGCTGGGGATGGAAGACAACGACACCAAGGGCAAGCCCCTCAAGAGCGAGCATATCGCCGAGGCCATCCTGGCGGAGATCGCGCCAGACCAAACGCCGCGGAACAGCTCGCAGGCCCGCTGGGCACAACTGCACAAGGCTCTGAAGGCCAGCCACACCGCAGGCTCGCGCCACCTGCTGATCATCGAGGAGGCACACAGCCTATCGACCCCGACGATCAAGCACCTCAAGCGCTACCGCGAACTCGAACTGGGCTACACGAAGCTGGTGTCGATCATCCTGATCGGTCAGCCCGAACTGCTCATCAAGTTGTCGCCGCGCAACGGCGAAGTCCGTGAGGTGGCCCAGCGCATCGAGATCGTCGAGTTACCGCCGCTCACGGTCGGCGGGCTGGAACAGCACCTGGCGTTTCGTTTCGAGCGGGTTGGCAAGGCACTGAGCGATGTGATCGATGCATCCGGCCTGCAGGCCGTCATCGAGAGGCTGGGGGGCGTCAAGGAAAACAAGCCCAGCCTGCTCTATCCGCTGGCCATCGGCAACCTGGTGAAGGCCGCTATGAACTATGCCGCGCTCGTCGGCGAGCCGCGCGTCACTGCTGACGTGGTTCGGGAGGCCTGACATGAACGTCGTACCGATCACTGGCCGCATCCCTGAAGAGCAGCCGAAAGCTACCCATCTGCCGCTCTGCACCGTGCTGACGCCGGAGCTAGCCCGTTGCCTGGAAGCCGTCAACAGCGCCACCCGCGCCTTGCGCCAGGCCGGCATTCCGATTGAGCAGACGTCGTTACTCGATCGCCGCCTGTTCATCTGCGAAGAGGATTCGCTGCGGCTGCACCGCCGCTTCCGCAACGCCATCCGCGGCATTCGACAGACCACTCGCGGGATGGTCACCGTCCATGTCGTCAGCCTGCTCGGTGTTGACGTGGCCTGGACGACCCTGGTGAAGGAGCAAGACCAATGACCGTCATCACCCATGCCTACACCCCGCTGATGGATGTTGACGCCATGAGCGAGCAGGACTGCCGGGAAGCCCTGAAGGACGTTTTGCGCGATGGTTTCGCGAAGGACCAAGAGCTAGTGGAGCTGAAGACCATCAGCCACAAGCTGGACAGCATGTTGGTCAAACTCATCGACCTCTTCATCGCAGGCCACTTCTCCAAGCTGCATGCGGAGTTGCAGTGCATGGCGGTCTACCTGCAGGAGCGGCGCGCTCAGCAATCAGCAAGGAGGGCGCACTGATGAACAATGGCGCCACGCAAAGCCTATGCGGCCTCAGCTTGAGCCCCTTCGCTCGGGACGTACTGATAGAACGGCAGCGACAGATCCTCCAGGAAGGCTTCAGCCCCAACCATGACGCCGAGCACCGGGGCGGTGAACTGGCGCTGGCCGCTACCTGCTACGCCGACGAAGCCGTTACGCAGATCTGCCAGCCAG